AATTGAAAAGTCACTATCACTTTTACCAATTTCCAAACCATCTTCACTGAATTCAAAATATGAGGTAATAAGTTCAACTTTCCCATTCTGATCTTCAATTTCTTTCTGAAATTTAATGTTAAAGTCGTTAATTGTTTGCTCGAGACTTGATTTAACAAACTCATCTCCAGCTTCTCGATTCGCAACTTCCATATTAATTGCATTATTTGACGATATATCTAAACTGGATCCTACATCACTCGAAAGCATGTTAGTTGTTATTTCACCAGAACCAATAAAACTAGCATTAAATCTTCCATCTTGCGTAAATGCATAAACATATGGACCTTCGTAACCATTGGGCGAAAACCCCAAACCTCCCATACCAAGACGCCAAACATTCATCGCTTCTTCCCTTGGTAGTTTATCAAGTATCAATATTTCGTTATCATCAATATAAACATATCCATTTTTGTTCAATTTGTTGATTAAATCGGTTTGTTCTTTACTTAGTTTTATAGAGGTACTAGCTTTTTCAACGGCTTCATTAATTGATTCCTTCATTGAATCAAACTGTTTCTTAACATCACGATTGTAGTTGCCAAAAATAAGTGTTGTGACTCTATTCGTCATGATGTTGTAGATGTATTCTTGAACAGTCGTATCGATTTCCAATTGAGGATGCTTTACAACAACCAAATCACCAATATTCAAATTTTGGTTTACATCGCTTTTGACGGTATACATTACTTTCGGAATCTCATATTCGCTTAAATACGAAAGAGCATTAACTCTTAGTTCTTCGATAAGGTTTTCATCAGTTTGATCTTCATCTTCAAGTTTCGTATCGAAAGATATCGTTTTACTATAAGGTTGAGAGTACTGGATATTTGAAACAAGAACCTTTTCTGGAAGCATGATTCCATCGCGCCCTGTTGGATATAGCATCGTAACAACTTGACTCCAGTTTTCTACAACTTCTATTGATTCCAACTCAGAGCCATAGGTTATACTTACTTGTCTATCGATCGCGATATCTTCCTTAAACGACACTTGAAAATTATCTGCATCAAATACACCGCCCCATCGTTCTTCAATCACAGACCACGCATGAAGCAAGCTTTTTCTAATAAAATATGCTGTATTTGCACCTGCAACGTTGGAAGTTAGTATAAATGGGCTTGGATTATCTGTTGCTTCATTAATATAATTTAGAGCACCGATTGCACTCATATTAACTGGACGTACATCTTTTAAAAACAATCTATCTGCATCAAACATAACATGATGCGCTTTAAATACAATTGTTCTACTCTTGATCTTAATTCCATCTATTCTAAACGCCTGCAAATTGATTTTTGATTTCGATTTTGTTACGCAGAGTTTGTCTTGTTTTATATGTTCGGCATACTCAACAGAAACTTCTACATCGATATACCAACCATTCAATGATTTCTTCTTGGTTTCAACTAGTTTGAGAGGTTTAATGACAATGTTTCCATTACTACTAAAATCTCTATCTTCAGGATTAAATATGCGAATCATAGCCATCTATCCTTACGTCTAAACGAGACAGTGCAATCTCCGGCATGTAATCTAACCTCATTATTACCAACATGAAACTTTGGATACTCCCAACCAATCTTGAGTCGCCTATTGCGAAGAAGATTCTCAAAGGTGGCGTTCTTTGTTTGACAATCAATCAAAACATAATCTTCCTCATCGGGAAATTCATACTCAAATCTCGTTCCGTTAACACTGATATCTACCTTTGAAGAAAGATTCTTCTTCAATCGTATAATAGGTTCAGAAAATACAGTTCCGCTATTAGTACTGTTTTCGTCAAAATCATCCTCTACATACCAAAATGCATCACGGATAAAAGTAACTTTTGCTTCGCGAATTGTCACAACTCTTCTAATATCGATTTGTGAATAGAAATGACCAAAGGTGTAACGCCCCTGGTATTCTAGTTTTACCCTGCCTGTAAATAGTTTGAGTAAATCATCAACTTTTGATACATCTAGAATTTGGACATCAAATGATTTCTCAATGGATGAGTATCCAAGTTCTGCGTATATTTGTTCTGAAGAACCTTCAATATCTGTCTTTTCAATTTTTAAAGGAGCCCTACCAACTATATGGTGAGGCTCCTTAATGAGAATTCCGAGTTTTTTTTCAGTTATTCCATTGAATTTAATCATTGCATTACCTCCAAGAGTCGATTATCCACTAATTTTGCAATTCCATCATCGGCAACCTCAAATTTTAGTCCAGTAAATACACGTCGCATCACCGATGCAAATTGCTCATAATCTATAAGATCATGTTGTGCAGCTCCCCCAGAACTTGTTAACGGTGTGACTTGAGCATTACCTCCGCCTACTGTTAGAAGCTCTGCTCCCGCTTCCCCTACAATTGCAGAACCACGGACAAGATTCCCACCATGTTGAAGATATGCGATTTCGCCAAAGTTAACACCAGCTCCACCAATTCCTGGCACCCAGTCTGGAACCTTGATTTTATTGAGAGAACGGATGACACCATTCATCATCGAAATGACACCGTTAATAGGGCCTTTAATAATTCCAGCTATTGAAGAGAATAGAGTAGCAATCGAATCACGAATATTCGTAAATGTTCGATATATAAAATCTCCAGCATATTTAAATCCATCGATAATTGACGAAATTACACCATTTACAATTGATGATATTGTACTGAATATATTGCTAAAGAAGCTCACAAGTGGATTTAAAACATTAGTTTGAACATATTGTGATGCACTTGACCAAGCCATGCTAAATGCATTAGCAACACTCTGAATGAACGTGCTTATGTTTGTGAATATTCCGATAACAAATAATTGAATTGCAGTGAATATGTCTGTAAATGTGGTTTTGACTATTTCAAGAATGTTCTTAACTGCATTCATGAAGTTATTGAAATTTTCAGTAACTGCATCTATGAATGATTTAATATTTGTAGACACTGTTTCGATAAATGAGTCAAAGTTAGACCTTACAGATTCAATAAATTGATTAAACCATGTTTTTATAGACTCAACAGTTTCTGCGATGAATACTTTGAAGTTAGTAAAACCAACTATCAATGTATCGATGAATGGACTGATCATATTCCACAGTGATTCTAAAAGCATAGCAACGAGTGCAACGATTAAAATTCCAACATTTTTGAGAAAATCAATAGGTCCATTTAACAAAATTAGTAATGAACTGATAAATTCACTAACATTTGCAATTACAGTCTCAATAAGTTGTGTCATAAAATCAGAGATAAACTGTTTAAATATACTGAATTTTTCAGAAATAGAAGCGATGAATAACTCGATGTTTGCTTGAATTGTTGTAAAAAGGCCTTGAAACCAAGAAGCCATTGATTCGAACGAATTCATAAACCAATTAACAATACCTGTTACCATTTCATTAAACCATTTACCAAAATCATCAAATACTTTACTCATTGATTCAGCCAGTTTCTTTGTATATGATGCTATAGCATCCCAATTTAACACAACTATAGCAACAACTGCAGCAATTGCGGCTCCTATCGCAATCACAGCAGCTACTGGTGAAGCAAGAGCCGCTGCTACTGCTGCAATCCCACCTTTAATTGCTATAAACGCTGGTTTTAAAATTGGCATAATTTTTGCAACCAATCCAATAATCGTTCCAATGCTGGTTATGATTTTCCCTAAGAATATTAATATAGGGCTAAATGCTGCAATGATGCCTGCAAAACCAACAATTGTTTTTTGAATTGCGGGATCTAAATTTGACAACCATGTTGCCAAACCTTGAAGGTTTTCAAGCATAGAGTTAATACTTGGAAGCAAAATATTACCAACAGTTATCGCTAAGTCATTAAGACTATTTTTGGTGATTTCCCACTGTGCACTCGTTGTTTCTAGAATATTCGCATACTCATTTGTTAGTGCTGTGTTTTCCGACCATGCAGATTGAGACATTTCGAGTGAGCTTGAAAATAAATCATTTGCTCCTGCAGCTTTTAAAAGCGCATCTCGCATTCTCACTTCTTTAATTCCCATCTCATCAAGCATTACTATTGCGCTTGTACCCTGTTCTTCTGCATTTGCCAAGCCATCAATGAACGCTAGTAATGCATTTGCGGCGTTATCCTGAAAGGCAGTTTTAAATTCCTGACCCGTCATTCCTGCTACTCTTGCAAACGCCTCCAAATCATCGCCACCTAACTCTGTGGCAATTTGCATGTTGGATAGTAACTTACTAAAAGCACTTCCTCCTGCTTCTGCTTCAATTCCGACACTTGATAACGATGCACTGATACCAAGTATTTGTGCCTCAGTTAGTTTAGCTTGAGACCCTGCACCAGCAAGTCTTGATGCCATTGCCATAATTTCTGCTTCAGTTGTTGCAGAATTATTACCCAATGCTACTAGCGAAGAAACGAGTCGGTCAGTATTAGAAACCGACATTCCCGTAACATTCGTGAATCGCGCAATCGCATTAGCGCCTTCTTCTGCAGATAAGTTTGTTGTTTCTCCGAGTTTTATCATTGTCTCAGTAAACATTAAAATATCTTCAGTTTTGATTCCTAATTGACCGGCCGTTTCGGCAACTCCTGCAATACTTACTGCTGCAGTTGGCATTTGTTTTGCCATATCCCGGATACCAAGCTCGACTTCTTTTAGTTGATCCGGTGTTCCGTCAACAGTTTTCTTGACACCTGTAAAAGCTTTCTCGAAGTCCATAGCACTTTTAACTGATACTCCACTTGCTGCGGCATATGCAGCACTGAAGACTGCCATTTTTTTTCCTGCATTTGTGAGTGCATCACCTTGCTTGCTTAACTTATCCGACATATCTTTAAGAGATGCTGTGCCTGCATCAATTTCTTTACGAACTGATTCAAGATCTTTGCCGTATTTATTTAAAGTTGCCTGAGCACCTTTAAGTTGTGCCTCTTTATCCCTTATTGCATTGACGTCTTTGTTTTCAGCTTCTAGAAGCTTCTTATGTTCTTCCGTTAAAATTCGAACCTTGTCGCTTTGAATTGAGTATCGATCACTTAAAAAGGTCAGTCTATCCGCTAATTTTTGAGACGTTTTCGTATTCTCATCCCACTGGGATGAAGCAAGTCGAAAGGATTGATAATTCTCTTTAGCTGCGGAACTTACTTCCTTAAGTGTTCCAACGAGACGTTGTGCACCTTGTTCATCAAATATTACCCCCGCTCTTTTCATATCGTTTGGCATTATTTGCCTCCTTTGGTTGAAGCATGGTAGTGTGCCATTTCGTAAAAGTCAGTTGGGTTCATATTCATAACCTCATCAATGGAAAGACCCATTTGAAGCCCTGCATATTTTATTTTTGTAAAGTTTGTTTCTTCTTTTTCCTCTTGCGGGTTGTAGTACTCGACGATGTTTGCTTTTTTTGAAATGCATCTACTTTTTCTTCATTTAACTTAAGAAACTTATTGATGCGTTCTGTTTGATCGTTTCCAATAAGACGTTGTGCTTGTTTAACTGTAAGTACTTCATCAACATTTGATGCAATTACCGCGTAAACTAAATGACCATACGCTTTTACCCTACTCTTAGGGTTTTTGATATCTTTTTCGAACGCCTTAACACCGCCTTCGTACTCGTCAAGTAACATTGATGTATTAAACGACCAATCGAGTTTAATATTTTCACCTGTTTTTAATTTAATGATTGTCATATTTGACTCCTTTTGTAATTAAAAAGAGAGCTTTCGCTCTCTTATACTTCTGGTAGTGATTCTACGCTTAACGCCGCTTCTAAATCTTGTGGTGTAAGAATAGGTTTCGCAAAGAATTTATCCTCTGTAAGTCCTTCAGGAGCTACATCCATTTCAGTATCTACATAGGTTTTAAAATCTTTTTCCGCATTAAATGCGTATGCACGAATTGACAGCGTTTCATTTTGTTCTGAGTAAGATTCCTCCGACGTTTTAGATTCATCTGTATTACTCACTAATTTACACTTAGGGTACCAAGTGTATCGGACAATACCATCCTTTTTAATAACTGGAACTCCAACTGCAAAATAAGGACGTGTAGTAGAGCGACCACTTAAGACAAGCCCTTTTTCGTCAACTTTTTCTGCGCGTAGTTTCGCAAGGTCAGTTGGATCAAATGCGACAACTTCAACTTCTAGTTCGATACTTGAATTTTGATCGACCGTATCGTAATCGATACCGCTTGAATTCACTGTTGTGCTCTCAGCATTTTCACTTGTTCCGATTGATTTAATAACCGGAGACTTAACAGTTTCTTGATATTTCGTTGGATCAAAATCATCATCAACAAGTGGACTCATGATGTTATAAAAGAATGCACCAACAGTAAGTTTTAATTTCGGTTTTTTTTGTTTCATAATTTCTCCTATAGGCCTACTACATCTAGCATGGCTCTGTTTATTTTCGCTGCATTTCTATTGAACGTTGGAACTAAGTGCGGTTGAGCTCTAGTTTTTCGTGTACCGAATTCTACAAGAGGTCCATACCATTTACCCCATCCTACGATAGTTTCATTTCCAACATGCTTATAAGAAAATGTGTCAATAAGGTGCGTATATCCAGGACTTCTAATACTTGACATTGGTGCAGGTAGGCGCCTTAAGTGCTTCACAAGCTCTGTTGCACCTGCTTCACGCATTTTCTCTGTATTTTCGAGTTTTCTAGCAATCTCCAATAACTGATCAGATAAATCTAACAGCCCTTCAAATGACATTTTCGATTACCTGAATCGCAAAGGCGCTATGAACAGTTCGTGTTTCAATATCATGCTCATGAGATACAACTGGCGTAATACCAATCTCATTAAGTTTTTGCAATAATTCCATTAGTTTAGGATTTCGTGGTGTTTTTGAAATAAACGACACCTGATATGTAACAATCGTTGATGAGGACAAACCTGATGCATTATTGGGCTCCCATAGAAAATCCCAGTATACAACTCGAGGAATTTTGCTTTCAAACTCTTTATTGAACATTGAATCTGCAACAGGGATTTTTAAATCGTTAAGAATATCACTCAGTTTATCTTTTGATAATTCCATATTTATACCTCCAGTATTGGATTTGGGTAATAGGTTAGTGTAATGTCACTGATTGCAAACCCATTTTTATCGGATCCATGAAAAATATTGAAAATTCGATAGTAAACTTCATTCAACTTAACAACATATCTGGAGTCAATATTCGGAATCTGTTGAATCCGGATTTTTCGAACTTCATGATTACTTCGAGTTTCAAACTCAAATTTTAATTTGTCTCCGATTGATATTTCGTTATACCAAATCGCAACAAACAAAGGTTTAAGATAATCTAACGGATAATCTCCTCTAGTTTGATTTTCTTCATAAAGTTCAATCTTTCCGCTCGTGTAAGATGGAATTGAAGTACTTGATTTGGATTTCGGTATATTCACCAGCATACACCTCCTTGAATTCCGCTAGCCGCCCATGACGTCTATAATTAACATAATTTTTTAATAGTACGCGAGCCTGTAAATCGTTGTTGAAATCTATTTTTGCACCTGCTATGCGCTCAATGTCATAGATTCCTTCATTAAGGTAGGTTGTAATCATTGAATTAGTATCAAAAGGAGATAAAGCAAATTCTTGCCTTACCTCCTCAATGAGTTCTTTAATAATTTTATCCATGCTATTTAGCTTTTAGTTTGATAAATGCAGTTCGATGCATGTTTTTCCCTAAAAGCGTTTCAATACGTTCATCAGACGATTCAGGATAAGTTTCATCAACTTCGTATACTTTTCCTGAAATTGCATCAATAAATTTAACGATAACTACAAATTCTTTTGGATTTACAACTTCATCTTTAGGCGTATCTTCAGACACATCAACAAGTGTTGCTTCTGGTGTATTGTCGCCAGTTAGATCCGTTGTAATTTCTGAAGTTTCCACTTCACTTTTTTTGTTTTTAGTTTTTGGCATAAGACCCTCCTAAACTGTTGGTGCAGTTTCTGCTGCTTGAGTGATAACGCTTGGAATTAACGGTTCAAGCTTATTAATATCCAATAAGACCGCATCATCATTTGATACAAGACGACCATTACCATATGCAACAATGATATAGGTACGTGTGTGGTCTAGGAATTTAAATTGATCAGATGATTCTGCGTTAACTTTTGAGAAGCCTGCGTTGTATTTTTTCGGTAATAGAACAAGTGCTTGCCCATCTTCAACGTGTTTACTTGGAACAAATACAAATTCTTTTGGTAACTTCGCTTTTACATAGCCTTGCGGTCCAAGAACATGAGTTGCTTTAAAAATTCGTGTGTCAATTTCATTTTGATTAGCGATAACAATAACTTTATCAACGTTACGATCACCTTTACGGTTTAATATTGGTAATACATCTTTACCAAATGATTCTGGACCAAAGTCCGTAATTGCAACAGGTGTACGTTTTGGATAGACTTTATCTACCACTGAACCTTTTAAGTCGCGATCAATTCCGATTGGCGAATCTTGACCAGTACCAGTGATGAATCCTTCCTCTGCACCTTCTTCAATTGCTTCTTCAAGAATCGTTCGCATGAATTTATCAATCCATTTATAACCAAGATCAATAATTCCTCGTGGAATAAATGAAAATGCTGTAAGTTTTGCAGCGGTTAAATCAATATCGCTAATTTTCGCTTCCAACTCTGCTGTTATTGTTGAAGTAATTTTTCCCCAAACAGCTTTGCCTGTAGATTCAGATAGAATCCATTTTTGGAGCCCTGCTGGAGCCCAGTTCAAATGCATGAATAATGGGTGGTTTTTCTTAAGATCTTCAAACACAAATTCAATTGTTGTTTGTGGGAACAAGGCAGAATCTGATCCAGTTAACCCTTGCTTAATTGCAGTATCGATAAATGATTCTTCATCTTTTGAAAGTTGTCGTAATCCAAATTTATCAGCTAATGATGCATCTGCCGCCACTTGCAGTGATTGTGTTACAAATTCATTAACTACATCTTGATATTTTTGATCTACTGATGCTTGAATTGCATCAATGATTGCTTGTGATTTATGCTCTTTAGGAGCATTCTCTACTGATTGTACTAATTCTTCAATACTTAATTTACCTAATTTCATAAGGTCCTCCTAGTTATTCAAAGTAACCATCCCATGATGATTTTATTTCTGTTTTATTTACTTCGTTTGTAAGACTTGTTCCAGTCTGACTGCGTAATTCTTTGTTTTCAAGAATTAACTTAGAAAGATATTGTTCATCTAAAGATTGCTTTACATCATTGCGCTCAACTGCTGTTGCAAAACGCAAATCAAAACATTCTTTAGAAGTAAGCCATGTTTCGTTGTCCATCAAAGACTTAATATAATCTTCATCAAGACCTGTCTTTGACTGATAGATGTTAATGCTTGGCGTTGTTACCTTTTCAAGTAACTCTGCTGCTTTTCGCATTGCATTAGCATCACCAACAGCTGATGACCATGCGTTATGGATCATCACTAATGATGACTCAGGAACAACTCGTTTCGTTCCGGCCATGAAAATAACACTTGCTATCGAGCATGCGAATCCATCTACGATTGTTTCCACTTCACCAGGAAAATCATTAAGTTGATTGTAAATCGCAAGTCCTTCAGATACTGAACCGCCCATAGAATTAATACGAACTGTAACTTTAGGTGTTTCTACCGATGCAAGTAAATCTTTAAATGAATAGGCATCTACTCGTGTCTCATCTGGGCCAAATACTTTCTCCCAAAAGTCACCTTTACGAATTTCTCCGTATACGTAGATGTTAGTATTCATTTCATTTTCTTTAACAAATTGAAATACATCACTCTTTTGTTTCATTCTCTTCCTCCTTTCCCTCCGATTCGACATTCATATAGTTTTTCGTAACATAACGACGATTTGCCCACTCTTCATCAACTATTGGTTCATCTAATGCCTTCATAATGTCATTATGACTAAAGCCAACGCTTCTTAATTTATCGATAGACGTTGCATGAGAAATAATATTGAAGTATTGAAGCGCAAATTTATTCAAAATAAATCGTGTCCCTTCAAAATACTCTTTTTCAGTGCTTAATTTTCCATCTAGTTCGTTCTGGATGATTTTGATATAAGGCATACATGCAAAGTTAATAAGATCTGCGGTTCCGTCTGATTTTTCAGTTTTAATTCCGTAAAATACATCTATAGGTATTCGTGCTGCAGCGGCTGTCGCATCACCAAATTGCTTCATGAATTTCGTTATATCTTCAGAATTTTTTGATGTTTTATCTGATAGATCATCTAAATCAATTGCAGCTGGAAGAAGAATAATTTCATCATTTTCACTATTGACCTGTCCAGCAAGTTTATCTGCGTATTCTTTAAATGTTAGCGGTTTTCCATTTTGATCTGCGAGAGGCATATTTTGATTTTGTGTTCTCAATATTGATTTACGTGATTGAGAGCGTCGATATGACTTTGCGGCAGATGCAATGTAATTACCAACATCTTCATAATAATTGTTGACAAGGTTTTGAAATTTCTCGTTAGGAACTGTGAATTTAAGAATATCACTGTACGAATAAGACTTTGTTAATTCCTCTATTTCATCGCCTGGGCCTTCAATCACTACTTTCGAATAAGTTCTTCCAACAGTAACTGACTTACTCACTTCTGCACTTTTAATCCTAAATAGAGCAGTTCCTGTATTTAATACCAAACACTCCCCGTCAAGCATCATTTTTCGAATAACTTTTATCCAAAATTCTGTAGACGACTCATTAGGGTTTGGTTGAACGTTGAGTATATAGAGAGCTGATTTGGTTTGACCACTCATTTCTTTTTTACTACTTATTTTAAAATCGGCTTTACCAATAGTTTCGGATATTAGCGTCACCGCATGGTCTATCCAAAATTCTTTGATGTGAAGTTTTTTCGCAATATCATCGCCATCATCGAATACCATTGCACCGCCTGAATCACGTTTAAATAATTTTCTAAATAGTGACATACTCACCTCCTAGATATAGACAGTAATTGTTTGTTGCTCCAATAATTCATGGGCTTGCATCGCATGTACCAAAGCCATAAATGTATCGTTTTTCCGTAGCTTAGGTTCAATTTTCTCAAATGTAATATCACCGTTTTTATTACGCGTTAGTGCTGTATTGTTGATGGACCAACGCATCATTGCTGAATCTCCAATATTAATTTTGCCTTCTGCGAAGAGACGCTCAATCATCGGACCCAAAATATTGTAAACAGATGTGTTAAGACGAATCATTCTTAGCAGTCCGAATGAGTTATCTCTTGACTCAACATCGAATCCATAATCAGAGAACGATTTTTTTAGCATTGGAAATCTATGACTATCACTGACAATTTTTAGGACGTTATACTGTTTCATGCCATCCGTAATCCATTTAACAACATCATTTTCATCAATATAATCTTCGTCAACAATTTCGAAGTCTGTAAATCCACTGCTTCCAATAGATCCAAAATCAAACTTGATACCACCAAAGAATTTACTACGTTTACATACCCATGTTTTCGATTTCCAAATATATTCATCATTTTCTTTAAATAAAAATCCTGCGGATACAAAATCATTGAATGTAGCAAGGTCGATTCCTACTACAGCGTTTTTTCCATTCAATTCGTCATGTGTTCTTGGTACTTTTAGATCCACATCAGAATATGAAGCACGTCTAATATTTTCCCAACTTGTTACTGCAACTTCTTCATCATTTAAAGTGAAATTCATACGTTTCGAGTAGAATTCCAATTTATATGAAGATTGCTGCGTCATTTTTTTGTAATCTTGAATTACTTGATGCTTCAATACTGGCATATAACGCAAACTTGGATTCGCTTTACACCACAGTGTTATATCAACATCAGACTCATCATGAGTCTCCCAATATTTCTTCATTGGTTCATGAATAAGTGCTTCTTCCTCCAACCGTATTCGATTGATAAATGGAAACATGCCTAGATGGTTATGTTCCCCATTCAAAATTGCTGTAGAACTATCAATTTTTTCATCGAATGGACCACCCCGTACATTTCCATTTGTCGAGATTACCCACGTTCGAGCATGTTTAACTTTCCCAAGACCTGAAGTAAATACGTTGATTTGATCGTAATTCTCATAAGCATGAAGCTCATTGATAATTACCATACCTGTCTTTTTACCATCTTTTGTTCTAGCATTTGTTGTATTGAATCGAAGTTTTGATTTTGTTTGTTTTCCGATTATGACAGTTTTATTCCAATAAAAAAGTTTTTTCATGGCCTCTTCATTTGCTTCCAACATGTCATAAACGACATTAAACGAATCTAAAGCCTGAGTTTCTGCCGTCGCAACAATATCGATGTTGTAATTTTTCACACCATACATCGGCGTTAAGAAGAAACATGCAAGAGGCATTAAATACCCATCTTTTCCGTTGCCTCGTGCCATAATGTCGAGTTGTTCAGGAAATGTAACAATATCTAAATTGTCCTTCCGATACATAAACGCAAACGCATATCGAAATTTTTGATAAGGAAAAAGTTCATAGAACCATCGCTCCGCAAAACGGATACTTTTTTCGTATGTTTCAATATCAAAATAAACATTTTCATCAATCAAAATTGGTTCTACTACATTCTCAATCAAAAGCAAGATATCGCTCGATACTTCGTTAGGATTTTCGTGTACAAATTGAATATACTCCTCGATGAATCTATGTGTAATCCGCTTCATCATATTTATCTACTCCAGTCGAAGGTTCTTGCAGCTTCAAATCCTGAAGTATTTTGAGCATCATCTTACTTGTTTCTCGAAGTTCTTTCACCGATTCGTTAGTTTGCTTCTTGGGAAATCCATTACCTGATGTAATCGTCACTATTAAACCACGATTCTCAATATCCCTTCGAAATCTTTCCTTGAGGTCATAGTAGAAAAGATAATCTTCGATAAGATTCGTATAGAAACTTTGCAGTCTTCCAGAATCCTCTAATTGGTAAATTAGGTCTTCTTTAATTAAAAGTCTCTTTTGAGTTTCTTCTGCTTTTTTCCCAATTTTGCTTTGATTAGTTTTTGGTGATTTTTCCTTATTATAGGACTCTTTAGTTTTTGATGATTTTTTCTTCGGCATTTTGACCCCACCCCCTTTCACGTGAGAGTTTTGATTTTCTTGGACAGTCAACCACCACATCCGCTCCTATTAACAAATGTTTTATTCGTAGATTTTGACGGGGGTATCTTAGCTTAAACAAGCAACTTCAGTTGCGCGATATGAAATTAATCCACCAACTAATTCGATAGTAAATAGAAAACCATCTAGCTCTACACTTCTTTTCTTTGGTAACTTATCATCATTCAATCCAAGATAGTTTAATACATCTGTAGCCTGACCATTCGTTAAGTTAGTAACAGATGTCGTTAGCAACACCATCAAGGTTAGAGCAATCATTGAATGTTCTTGATCATTGCTTGGTTCAATGAAAATCATAAAACCAGTTACAACTTCATCATCATTGAATACAGTTGCAGCAACCTTAGGTGTGATATTAATTACTGATGCATATTGTTCTACAGATTGAAGCACGGGATTAAACCCTTTAACCTTCAAGAGATTAATCAATTTATCTGTATTCATAATTACCACCTTTCTTCTGTAATTACTTTTCTTTTTTTGAAATTATCACGCCATCTACCTTCAATACGTTCATGAGCTTCGAAGGATAAACTTACTAAGTTTGATACATCAAGAGCCAACTCCGGATATTCTCGCAGAGGTTTAATGTGATGAACTGTAGTAGCCGTTACAAGACTTATGTAGTCTGGAGTGACTTCATGTTCGAATTTGCCTAGAAACCATTGACAAACGCCTTTATCACGAATCAGTGCACTCTCTCGTGCAATATCCCAGTCTGTTGATTTGTAAAATGAATCTACATTCCCCTTCTTTATTTCAGCAATCCAGTCTTTCGGTGGATTTCTTCTTGCTCTTCTTTTCTTCTGCTTAATCATGATGTTTAAAATGAGTTTCAATTAATGCAGAATCCAAGTAACCAATTCCCTTATTTGTAACCAATACTCTTACTTTATTTCGTATTGATTTTCCAACACTGATTATGTCACCTGGAACAATTTGAATTGTTTCTAAATGGTCTGTTTTTGCAACACAGTGCTTATTACATACAAACATATGTTCATCCTTTCTTAGTCGTTATCACCATCAATCCTCCGATGATAACCAAAAAGAAAAGACACAACTTGTGTGTCTTAACGAGGAAATTTGCGAACAAGGGCAATATGGAGATGTGAAGTTCGCAACAACTTCACGCTATCATAGTAACATGATTTTCTTAGCCCAATTGTGCTTTATTTTATTGACAACAAGTACTCTATCTCACTATCAATTCTTCTCTTTACCCATGACCGTTCATACCCCACGATATTAGCAACTTCTTCATCCGTCCTTTTTTCAATCATGAACTTTTGTATAAGTAAATCTTTATTTTTAGGTCTTGCTAATTCCAACCATATTTCGCAAATCTGAATCGTGCTCTTACATTGGTAGATCATTTGTTTATTTATTTTGTCAAACTCGGCCATTTTATCAGATAGTTTAGACAACCTCATACCGTGGTTGGTTCCTGTAGAAACAAACTCTTCATATGAGATACCGGATATTCCAGTTCCAGGTAATGATTCAAAAAAAGTACGTCGTAAGTTTGGATATCCTTTTAGCCACTTTTTGCAGCTAACATAACTATTAAATGTGTCACGTATCATTTTTCTTTATCTCCAGTTTCATTCGATTTTCCTAGTGCATCTAACGTTGACTTAACAATGATCATTATCAACGCCCATATACAAACTACCATTAGCAATCCAAAAGATAATTTCATAATTTCCATGAGAAATTCCATCAATTCACCCCTTCTACTAACTGTGCTATTTTGGGAACTCTGTCATTTATATACTTATCCGAACGAAACTTATCGTACGGAAAATGAAGCTTGCTTTCCTCACCTAAAGAATTTCTTACAACTACCAAAACATGATGATTAAAATTATTTCGAATGATTTTAACTACTCTAAATTCTTGCACAATTTACCTCTTTTCTTTGTTTTAGATATTCAAGAATACGTATATCTTTTCTTGAATTTCAATAATGTAGTTTGAGCCACTATTTAAGCGGTTCAAATGATTGTTTTAGAAAATAACCTATTTCTATAAATCATGATGTTTTTGTGCTTCTAAGTATCTGATTGTTAGGTTGATTGCTTGATGATACTTGATGCTTGTGTTGACTTGCTCAATGTAATCTGAACGTAGGTCGACAACTGCTAAACGTTTAGTCAATCTGTGAGTTGGTCCAACTCTAAAATGAACCTCCAGTCTTAATGATTGGTTTGTGTCAAATTCCAATCCAGGTTGGTTGTCGTATACATCTTCCCAAGCCTTAACAACATCATCGAATGTTGGTGGTTTGTGTTGTTCGATAAACCATAAAAGTACATCTGCATTTTTCTGACCATCGAGACTAAGTTTGGTAAATGATTTCATGGCTTCTTCATAAGTTACTTTCATTTTTCCTTACCAACACTTTCCAACAAAATATAAGCCCTTGCAGGTCTTCCTATGTGTTTTATATAAGATTTTTTGAATAAAGGACTTCTCTCCAAACCCATAAGAACTTTATTGTTTATGTTTAAGGGGTGACTGCCTTTATCGCCTTTGACTTTATCGTACATTCCGCTTCTTCTTGCACATTCATGTATTTCGTCAGGTGTACCGTACCCAGCAACCAAGGTTCCTTTATAGTTAATTTCCTTTGCCCCTTCCAATAGAATATCTCTCATATGTTCGCCTATAGTCTTTGTTGGCATTCTTCACCACTCCTTAATTTAATTCCGAGAATGACATATCCTTCTTTGATTCCTTCCGGAAAATCATTACTGTCTAATCGGTATGTTACTTCTGTAAGTTGATTGCATCCTGTCGGTCCTGTACTTTCTTCAACTTCGACTAGTTCAATTACATCACCGACTTCATATCTGCAATCATCTTCATTACGGATTTCAAAAGTTTTGCTTCCAGCAATAACTTCTTTATAGAATTTAGACAATATTTTCTTAGTGTGTTTCATTTTATTACCACTTTCTAACAGGTAGATAACCTGTATCTTATTTGAAATTTGCAAACACCATTCAAAGCCTTTATAGAGTGGCTAAGAGTAATGTTTACTACATTTATAGTTTTTATTGTTTTAATACTTCGTATATATGCCCTTTATTGTTCTTATTTAGAATTTTCACGAGTTCAGCATCTGTGCAGGTTAAATTTTTATAAACTGCACAAAGAAGTATCCATCGCATAATTGGGAGAATAGACCAAATTAACACCTTTATTGTTGCCCTTGTCTTTTCGCCTGATTCTCTAGGGACATTTCTTGATATTTTTCTTTTAAGAAAGAACTTTTCTAGGATTTCGGAAAGTATGTTTAATATCAGAATGAAAATCGATATTTTAATATATATTTCTATCATGGTTTCTCCTTACGAATTTTCGTTAGTTTTTTGCAGTCTTGTATATTCATCAAAAATTTTACTAAGTTCTTCTGCAGCATCTAGCTCCGACTCAAAATTATCCAGTTTAACTTCTAATTGTTCTTGTTCTAATGGATGCTTTCTAAGATATGCAACGATTACATAGTTATTAAAACTTTGCTTAAATATTGAACTATCTACTTCTATCGCAATCCTTTCAATTCTTTTATGATCAACAATTGCAAGTTTTGTTTTTAACATGTACGACCTCTTTTTCTAACGACTTTTAACTTATATAATGTCGATTTTTTAACATTTATTCAGAAGCTATTTACTTTACGCTTTACTTTAATGAGTTTTTTAAAAATACCTTTAAACCTTTTATATGATAAGATGATTAAAAAGGAGATTACTTCAATGCCATCAATTATTGATTTATTGCAATTTCTAGGCTTACCAACGATTATTATTCAAATTTTATCGGCTGTATTTGTTATTTATCTTGTAGTGAAAACTACCACAATTTGTGTTAAGAACCACATTTGTTTAAAAGTAACTGTAGTAGATGACATTGCATTAGTATATCGTTCTCCGTTTCACAAATCTCATCCTCATGCGCTGTTCAAACTAAAAATACGTAATTTAACAAATAAACCAATTGCTATATCTTCAATTTTTTTTGAAACAAAAGGATCTCTTTTCAATAAATCGACACCTTTAAACGATCCTCGAAGTGTATATATCGGCATTCCTACAAATGAATATGGAATGATTAAGAAAAAAAGTGGACGGCGCGAAATTTTAGTTTCCGATCAGTTTGAAAACAAGTTATATTTAGAACCTAAAGATGTTTCAACAAAATACGTCTACTTTTATAATTTCCTTAAAATCCAAAAAGGTGACTATGCTACTATAGTTTTTGAAGTTGGTACCAGAAACATAAAAAGGAAATTTATGTTAAGTGAGGGAGTTAGCCCAAACTCTTTTTTTAATGGATAATCATACAGTGTAGTTATTATTTTGTAATCTAGATATTTAATGTTTATTTAATTCGATACCTATCTATTTATTCACTTTGTTTCTATTCCTTTGGTAAGGATATCCTCTATGTTATTTCCATTTACAGAACACTCTTTACAACCTTTATATACTGGCTGTAAGAGTGTTTTTATTATTTGATAGTTTCTTGCGTTTCTTGACCTGTTTGCTAGTTTTAATAACCCAAGGTAACCACTCATTATTTAAGAAATCTTTAACCGCTTCATAATGCTCGTTTGATGAGTCTCTGTTTCCATAGCCGTGAACTGCACTAACTTTGTGATTGTAGTGGTATGTGAACGTGTAGAGCGAAGTTTCTTTACGATTCTTCAATCTAACAAACATAATTGCGATTTCTTTATTAGAATGCCGCTTCAGATAGGATTCACCACCTACACAATGTGACAAGTTTTTACCTTCCTGAACAATGTCTGCTAAGCCTAATGGAGCAACCACTGAATACACCTCGCCATCATACTCAAGAGTTTTTAGTTTCTTGGCAACTTCTTTTACCTTTGAATTCTCTTTTGCGACTTTTACAAGATTCAATGCCGTAACGGCTTTATCATGTGCAACTTCTAAGTCTTTCGGATAATTGATTAAATCAATATCGTCATATGCTTCTAGTTCATTCATAGTACCGATGTAATCGTCGTAGTAAGATATCTTTTTATTTTGCTTGATCAGGTAGTTTTGCAATTTGACCCAATTTGTACTTTTACTACGTGTTTTTACAGCAGTAAGCGGTATAAGCTCTCTTGCTTCTTTTACCACATCTATTCCAGTTTCTAGTTTTAACAAATAGAATCTGTAGTCTAGAAATGACATATCTTCTGCAGCAATAATTTTCCAATGGCGAGTTATTCGCTTCTTGGTTAGTATTCGATAGTCAATTCTATTGTTTAAAATATCGTCGAACATCTTGGTGGAACCATTCTTATAAGTTAAGTAGAGATTCTTTCGATGCTCATACACATGCTCATATGATGTGTTTCCAAATAATTCATATGGAATCCGATACAATGGTGAGTTTTCAACCAACTGCTTATGATTGTGTTCGTAACGATATAACATCGTATACATCCAACCACCCATCCCGGATGTAGCGTTCGTACCCGGCGCATACCATCCATAACTCGTGTGATGAATTTTTAATATTTCATCGTTCTGCATCACAGTCATATTCCAAAGTGTATATTCGAAAAATTCTTTTAATGTTTTTTGGTTGATACGCTTTTCAACTCGCCACGTTTGATATTCAATCTTCGACCGATTACTCACATAAACTCCAAAATATCCATAGGCTTCTAATTTTATAAAGTTAGTGTTCGAACGTAGATGAAGTACTCGTTCACGATCTGTTCTACTTGTTGTGGCAATCAATTCACCTTTACGTTTGAAAATTATCGACTCAAAGTGTGATTCAACCCAATTTTTAAAATCTTTGGGTAAAGGTAATCGATTATCAAATAATTCTTTCTCATTCATCAAACAAAGACTCCTGATGTTCTTTTTCCATCATTTTTGCAATTTTTCGAGTTTTCTTCGTACGTTCCAATTTCTGTTCAGCAGTTTCATTTGCGATGTACTCACCAATTTGTTCCATTGTTGGGGTGACATATACTTCTTTGACGACCTCTTTAACAACTTCCTTTGTTTCAACCATAGATTTTTCTTTTGGTGCAGTAGGCCACTTCTTTAATTCTTTTGGATCAATAGTTTCAGATGTAAAGTACTTCGTAGCCATTTCAAATTCCCACTCCGGAGTGTTATTGAAAACTCCATGATTACCAAATCTTTGTGCCGCTTTAGCACCCTGGGCATAGCAGTATTCAGTTGCACCTTTGATTGTTCGGTCAGATTTCAAAATACCATCAATTAATATTTCATCTTCTTGATTACATAACCAGACATGTAATCGCTCGCCTACTGGACCTAAATCACTCTTCATTTCTTCTAGCATTTTCTCATGTGCTAATTCAATTTTGCTTTTTTCCATGTAGTGGTACCTCCTTGAACTTCTTTGCAAAGTCATTTGCTTTAAGCGTTATTAATTGCGAATTATGAATGAACCCAATTCTGTCGTTATCATCTTCATCGATTAACAATTGACTGACCTTTATCTCAGTCCCTTTTTCAAACCATGTTCCTTGAATATACTCAGATTTTCGCGCAGTCCAGTATATATTTTTCTCTTCTACTAACGCTGTCATTTATTCCACTCTCCTCTCATATATGATTCAATACTTTCGTTTTTAATTCCCGCATCACCATAAGCATTTATTAAGTCGCTCATGATTGTTGCATGTATCATTTCAAACTCATTTAAATCGCCTGTGCCGTTGATTACATAATCTTGCACACGTTTATCGAATAAGTTTCTTTCGTTCCCTGTGAGCGAATTAAGATATGATTCCAATCGCTTTATGTTAACTAAAGGATCATGCTCAATAGTCACAAACTCAGATCGTACATTTATCTCATTTAACCGCTCCAGGATGTCTGCGAGTTTAGGTATGTACTTAGATGTTGAAGCTATTTCTATGGTTGCTTTCTTTACATCATGTGCACTGTATTGTTTAAGACTGTATAGCCATGTCTTTGCAAGGCGAGCTTCATCACTAACATTCCAGTTAGGGTGAAGGTCTTTTATTACCGCCAAGCATTCTACAATGTCCTTTAGAACCACTAATTCGCTTTCTTGCTGAAGGTTCTTTGAAACTGTCATTCCATGTCTCTCAACATATCGGCGAATCCATTTGAAGATTTTTGTTTCTCTTGGATTATTTCTTGGTTCAAATAGTTTTGAAACTTAGTGCCGAACAATGTTGACGGTTGTAAGTATTTACTCATTTTCGAATCATTGATCCATTCGATGCACTTTTTATCAATAACATCTTTAAAATCTTGTAGATTGAAACCTTCCTTAAATCTTGCGCTAACATGAGCTTTAACATCTGATGTGACTTTAAATCTTTTTCCGGTTCTAAGATTCAAATAATTGACGATCTCTTCAAAAGGCACAATATCTTTAATATCTTTATTATTTAGTAGTTGTTTATCAGTAGTTATTAAATCAGTAGTTATTTGTGTCTGATTTCCCGACATCGGTTTAACCGTCGACGGTTCATCCGTGTCGGTAAACCGGACACGGTGAGGTGTTTCGTATAGAAAGTAATCATACCCTCCAAATTTACCATCCATTCGTGATTTTTTATCTCGAACTAAATAGCCATAATCTTCTAATTCTTTCAACCCAGTTCTGATACTTTCTCTTCCCTCTTTTAACACCGAAACTAAACCCATTTCTGTATAATCCCATGTATCAGGAAGAGATAGCATGAATGACATTAATCCTTTGGCTTTTAGTGTTAGTTCTTTATTTCTTAAATGATGGTTAGACATCATCGTGTAACCTTTGTTTTTTTCAATTTTAAACTTTGTCGACATAATTTCCTCCATTACTTTTGATTACCTTAAATTGGCCATCAATTATTTTTTCATTCATTGCATATGACCAATGCAATCGAGTTCTGTCAATTTTTGATTCTTTTTCTATTTTAGGAATTGAGCCTGAAGCCACAATTTTTCCTGTCGTGACATCAACTAATAGATACATATTTATCACTCCTTTTCTTTGTTTTTCTCGGTAGATAACCTGTATATTATTTTCTTTTTTAGAAACTACTTTATATGCAGTATCTAAGCCATTTAAGATATTTTTTTCAAATCTATACTTTTTGTGATTACACTGTTATGATTTATTTACTAGAAATGAGGTAATCCTATGAACGAAGATAATCAGAATAAACGAAGCATTAACCTTGATTTAGGGGCCAGTATCAAACTCGATGCAACCGAAATGGCAAATGCGCTTGTAGTTTCGCCTGCAAATGTAATCGGTAAACTTTTCGCAGCACGCTTATATTCCAAACATGGTGACTTCATCTTTGAACAAGACATGAAAAAATTGAATCACAAACATGAAATTGAAAAAAGCAAGGCTCTAAAAAAAGCGGAATTGCAGTCTATTGAAGAATTATCAAGAATTAATGACACGGATTTAAGGATTCCGCTTTCAAGCGATATTACTCCTCCAATTGATGCATTGGACGTTTATTATGATAAAGACCACTACAGAAGTATGTTTTCCAAATTAATAGCATTGAGTATGGATGGATCCAAAGAAAATTTAAATCTTCCTGCATTTACTGAAATAGTGAAACAAATCTCTGATGTAGATTACATTTTGCTGCAGTTTTTGTTCAACAAAAGACCCTTGTGGGATATTGCACATGAAGTGATATCTTTTTCGTATAAATTTGTCATACCACATAATTTTCGGTCAATATTAATGTTGGATTTCCCTTATAACTACTTATCTGGAACATCTGCCATCGAAATTTCTGAATCTATTGATAATATTCAACGCTTAGGACTAATTAGCCTTGAGCAAGTTATGCCCATTGATATAGATGACATTCCATTTCTATCTAACAATGAAATAATGATTTTACGTGATGAATTCTTAGCCGAAGATTCTTATAGACCTGATGAAGATAAAAACGTGAATAGATACTTCCTTACTTTTACAAGTCTTGGGCAATCTTTTGTTACAAATGTGGTTGAATTCAAACCTACCGACAATTTAATAGATGGAAATACTGATCAAGCAACTTAGTTGCGCAAATCCTGCAAATGTTTCTTCTAGTTTTTTCCCTGTCTTCTTTAGTAAGATTTACAATTCGCGACACATTAAACTCCGTGTAGATATATGAATTGCATTTTATACAATGAACTTTGTACCCATCACTCATCTGATATCCTCCATTGATTTTAAATAATCTTCTAGTGTTCCCCTTGTATATACTCGTGTTGTTTCTACACTCGAATGTCCAAGGATATCACTTAATTGCGCGAGCTTAAGCTCGCCTTTTTTATTAACAAAATTGAAGCCGAAGTAATGTCTAAATGCATGCGGTTTAACTTTCTTTTTATTTATTCTGCACATACCGGCAATCTCTTTTAAACCGTTGTAGATTTGTCTGTATTCGAGATTAACAACCTTGTCTACATCTTTATCCAGTGCCTTTACAAACGCTCTAATTTCGCGCCCTAGAGGTCCTGGCAATGGAACTCTACGCACTTTACCTTTGTTATCAACCGATACATAGTTATTCTGAACTGCAGCAACTGTAAAGCTTGGAAGTTCATTGACCCGAACTCCAGTTTCTCCCATTATCCGAATTGCAAAATATAGATTCATATTTTCTAATGCTTTTGCTTTCATCCACATTCTTTTGTATTCGTGTTCATAGATACGATGTGGAAGCGTATTGTCGTTTTGACTTTTGACCTTAGAGATTTTTAAATCACCCAGATCACAATAGAATAGGAAACGATTAACCGATGTTATGTATGAATTGATTGTTGATACTGCTTCATATTCTTCGAGCAAATCTTGCTTCAGTTGAATTAAGTCGTCTTTATTCATAAAATCATCAAAACTTGAATATTCATTGATTAACTTCTTAGCACCCCGCATGTAGACCTTTATGGTGCTATCTGCAAACTCGCTTTCACGCAATGATTTAGGATAACTCTCTAAGTATTCCAATAAATCATCTTTAGTTAGTTCTGGTACTTCATCTAGTTCCTTTTGGATTGCTTCAAGTTGAGCCTGCAAGAATGCTCGTTTAGAGTTTTTATTTAAGTTTTTGTTTTTCTTGGCCATTAAGGTTCCTCCATTCTCATGTCAAAGCCTCCAGTTCTTTGTAATACAGTTCAGTAAAAGTATTTAAGTCACTTTCACCGCAGTTTTCACAATAACGACTTCGTATTGCTTGTAAGTCATATCCATATGTGTTGACATAATCTGTTAATAATTCTCGCAGCGCTAAGATGCTTTCATATTTAGCATCAAATATGCGGTAGTTATCCTGGGTACATTGTTCGTTTGGGGATCCATTACATTTATAACCACCTGCATTATTGTTGTAGACCCATAAGTCACTCGTTCCATATCCTGTCTCTAGGTTGAATGTAGCGTTCACTAGGGCTTCGAATTGATAATCGACAGTTGTTACTTCAACTTCTTCTAATTCTTGTTGTGGCACGATTAAAGTGGGTTCTTTAACGATTGAACTTGTGATTACTTGTTCTTCATGAGATAATTTAGAAGAACTACTTACACAAGCAGTAGATTCTAAGAACACGATCAGGGCGCCAACCAAGATAAGTGTTCTTTTTTTATGCTTCATCGTCTATACCATGTAGTATTTTCATTACTCTAACAGTGTGCTTATGTGCTAAATCACTTCGGTCATTCAAGAATTTAAAATTGATTTCAATAATCCCTGAGAGATAGGTTCCATACAATAAAACTAATGCTAAAATCAGAATTTGTAGGATGATAATAATAAATATAAATACTTCGATATTACTCATGGGCTACTCCTTTTGGTTTTCTTAAGTGATTACTTCTTTTACCATTACGTTTGGCATAATTCTTATCACCTTGTAGCAATGTTCGTTTTAATTGCTTTTCAAGATTATGATCAAGTGTTTTACTTTGGCCATTAGGATTAAACTTTCCTTTTGGTCTTGCATATGTATTAGGCACTCCACACCTCTTTGAGCCATTTAATGACTGCGTATGTCAATAGAATCGTTGCTCCTGCTTGTATTGTTACCATTACGGTAGATACTGTTATCATTGCGTTAATCATGATTGTTCTCCTTCTTCAAATGATTTTTCAATTTCATCAAATATATCTAGTACATGTAGTTCTTTTAATTCTTCTGCTGTGAGTTGCTTCTTAATCGGAAGAATCGTATCGAAGTAAAGTGATTTCAATTTCGCTTGTTCTCTGCGAAAATAATTTGCTCGTTCAACTGGAGTACAATTCTCGAACCTGGTATATGTGTGTTTACCATTTTGAATATATATTGGGTAACCGAGGTGTCTATTTTTTCTTATGTATGCATAGACTTTTCTTGCCCATCTTGCAGCATCTGCACTGGCAAATGTATAAGATACTTTTGATGTATATTTTTCAATTAGTTTTCTATTCATTCAATTTCCTCTTTTCCTTCGCTTAGTTCGCCATTCATGAAACAGATCTTGAGGGACCCTATTTTCAAACATTTCTATTTCCATCAAAGACAACTCATATTCTTTAACTTCTCGGAAAATTCTTGCAGCTTTAGAAGTGCCGCATAATAAGAAATCTGAAATATCTTTTTTGTAGATGTATTCTTTTTTTCTTCCAGATTTATTCTTTATCATATTACCTCCTTAATGGTATTGACAATACCAAGAAAATTCAAAAAAAATTACTTATTGAAATGCTGATCTACAACGGTTTTTTCAAACTCAATGAATTCATCAATTTCCTCAATTGGAATTCCGTAGTGTCTTTTTATTAAAATGAAGTCTTTAAGTTGCCATGCTAATCTACCTTGTTCTTTCTGATAGTATGTTGATGGTGCCATATTTAAAGTCTTAGCCATCTCTTCTTGTGTCAAGTCATTCATCCTTCTAATCTTACGGATACTGGTCACAGTCATATTAATCCCCTTTCTGGTATCGGCAATACCAATATACAATCATTGTATTGGTATTGTCAATACCAATCTCCTTTTTCTTGATATTTATTGGTATTATTATATAATGGTATTGTCAATACAAATTATTATTATACTATAAAAGGGGAAACATTATGACAGAGCAAGAAAAAATAAGATTAGGAAAAACACTTAAAGATTTACGAGTCTCGAAAGATATGACACTAGAATATGTAGCGGAACAACTTGGAATTACTCATAAGAGTGTTCAATTTTGGGAGCAAGGAAAAAATGAAATCAAACTCTCAAAGTTAATAATTTTAGCAAAACTGTATGGTACTTCTATTGATGATATTCTTGATCAATCAAATATATAATTACGATTTTAGGAGGTTGTACTATGCCAGTATATAAAGATAAGCTTCGAGGAAGTTGGTATTTTGACATTAGATATCGCGATTCTGAAGGACGAGTTAGAAGTATAAAACGAAGAGGATTCAAAACTGAACAAATAGCATTAAATGCGGAACGTAAATTTCTTAGAGAATCTAGACCTGAATCATTACCAAAAACTCGATTAACAATTAGAGAAATCGGCCTTGAGATGATAGATGAGCAAAAACACGATATAAAAGAGCACACATTTAATGCTAGCCGTCACAAAATTACTTCATTTATACCGAATGTCTCGATTTCAAACATAACACCTAGAAAAGCACTGCAGTGGAGAAATTCACTTGCGGAATTGGAATCACCCGTAAAAATAAAAAAAGATGGTTCAACCACTGGGGGAAAACCATACTCTACAAAATATAAAAATGAAATAATTACATTGTACAAATCAATCTTTAAGTATGCTCTCAAAATGGACTACATCGTAAAAGATACTTCAGTTGATATTCAACCTTTTAAAAAGCAATATGAGGACACTATCCCCTACAGTATTGTGTCTCATAAAGCTTTTATGGACGCGTGGGATGCGCTTCCCACGAAAACAATGACAAACAACTTCTTCAAATTTTTCATTCTATTATCCTTTAGTACCGGAGCAAGAAGAGCAGAATTAAAAGGACTTCAATTCAAAGACTATGATGGTAAAGGCATATATATTAACAAATCAGTCACCGGTAAAAACAGTAATAGGTCGTTAATTGAAAAAACAAAAACTCCAGCATCGATTAGATATGTTGAACTCGATAAATTTACAATCCAACATCTAGATTCATACTGTAGTTTGTTAAAGAAAAACTATAATATTAAAAGCACGGATAATATTAAAAGCACGGATTTTTTGTTTGGCATAACTAATCCACTTCCAAATAATACAATTCAATATGCATTTAAAAGAATGAACTTGGATTGTAGACTCCACGACTTACGTCATTCTCATGCAACAATGCTCATTCAAAATGGAGTACCGATTAATGTAGTTTCTCGAAGATTGGGTCATTCAACAGTAGAAATGACACTAAAAGTTTATACTCATGTTTTTGAAGAATCACAGAATCAAGCTGTTGCAGCACTGAATAAGATTTTCGAACATTAG